TTCCATTCAAAAGAGTTGTCCCCTAGGACTTTCTCTGTTGCAAAACGACCAGTTCTTTCTAAAAGATAAGTCGCTGCATAACGAGGATACTGTTGAATTAGCGTTCTTGCAATCTCTGGGTATTGCATAAGGGCTGTATTCAAAGCATTCTCTGCCGTTGTTCCAGAACCATAAGTTCCAGTATACACTTGTGCCATTTTTTTAAATTTTATTAATTAAACATTATTTTTACTTGTTCAATTAACTTTCAACCATAAGCAGACTTTGTCTTTTCTTTTTCAGCTTACTCGCTCATGAACGCTTTTGGATCAAACTTACTAGACTTCACTTTGAAGTTAGATTTGCCTTTTCCAGTGTTAAGGTTCGGAGAGACTATACTATCCATAATAGCGGCTTTGCCGTCTTCTAAACCTTGAGAACGAAGAATTTTTTCAATTTGCTTACGATATAACATAAACATTGCAACATCAGCAACATTGGCATGACTTGCATAAATGTCTTTAGCTAGATCGCCAGTAGCATATCTATATATTTCTTCTTTCTGTTTTTTTGTTACTTTCCCGCCCATGAATTCGTTCATGTTTTTTATTTGTTCTTTTAATTGTTTTTTTGCTTGCTCCGCAGCTTGTTCTCTTTGCTGTTTAGTTTGCTGTGCTTTTTGTTGTGCTGCAGTTGTTTGCTGATCTATAGCACTATTGATTACTCGTCTAATGCTTTTTGCTTTCATCTTCATCATACCTGAATCTTCTAATTTATCTAAAGATTCTTCTATTTCTGCGTCCTCAATACCATCAGCTTTTAATTCCTCAGCTACTAAATCTCTGTCTGAAAAATTTAAATATGATTTTAACTCAGCCACCTGATCATTAACTGGTGCTTGTGGAGTCTGCGCTCTATTTTGAAGTGTATTTATAGCATTTATAAAATCTTCTTTTGACGCTGAATCTATACCTAATTCTTTTCCAAATCTGTTCCAATCTAAATCTCCTTCAACTGGTTTTTCTTCAGTTTTTACCTCTGTTTCTCCCTCCCAGTTGTATTCCTCTTCTTGCGACTCTTCTTTGCTTTCTACCTCTACCTTATCCCAAGAAAACCCATCTTCATCTTCTGCTACCTCCTCTTTTTTTTCTTCTTTTACTTCTTCTTCCGTTTCTGTGTTTTCTGTTTTTGGATTATAAATTTCATCTCCTGCAAAAGCTAACGGATTAAAAGCATCTTTATTCTCTGTTGTTTCTGTAGGTGTTGTTTCAACAACTTCACCTACTAATTTTGATTCTTCTGACATTTTTTATTTTATTTTAATTAATACTCCCTAATTTGCAAATATACAAAATATTTATTATAACTTTTCTACAGCTCTTTTGAGATCGTCAGCAGTTGTACCTCCTGTTGCGTTCTTGTCATCCTCTCTTTTATTTTCTTCAGCCCTATTTTGTCTGTCTACATAAATATCAGCTGCTTTTTTACGCACTTCATTTTGTTCTTTAGTATCGTGTATATCTCTGTCAACTTCAGCTTGTATTTTAGCAACTTGCATTCTAGACTCTGCGCTAATTTGTGCAACTTGTAATTTAGCTTCATTGTCCATTTGTTTAAGTTGAGCTTCAGCTTCAAATTCAGATTGTTTAGCTTGTGCTGCAGCTTGTTGTGCTTGCATTGCTTGTTGCTGTTGTGCTTGTTGTTGTTTTTGCATTTCAGTCATAGCTTGCTCTAACACTTTTTCTGCCTCTGTCATAGTATCAGCTTTTAAAACTTTAATTACACCAAGAAGATCTATAGTTCCTGACTGTAAAGCAGATTGTGCTAACTGTTGTACTACTTGTTTCATAGAATCGTCTTTACCGCTGTCACCTACATAAACTCCGTAATCTTGCAAAGCTATATTAGGCATAACATTTAAAAACTTATATGCACCATCACCTAATATCATACCAGCTTTTTTACCTCCTGCCCAGCATATTTTCATAAGATTGCATATTCTTTCCATAACTCTTTGTTTACACTCAGCGTGTGAATAAAACCAACTTTCTGTTATCGTTGCTGACTGTACAACACTTCTTTGCACGTTACCTACATACTCATACTGACCTACAGCACCTTCTCTTTGTCTAGACACACCTGATATTTGACCTGCCATATCCTCTAGCATAATTTTTAGATTAATTAACTGCTGTACAGATTGTGATAATGTAAAATCTATTTGTTGAAATTGATTAAAAGATTGTACTTGGTTACCTTCATCTTTTGAGTTTATTGGTATAATACCATCTGTTTTTAAATGGTAAAGAACTTGTTGCATATCCATACCTACATTGGTTGGCAGCTGAGAAACATCATACACTACTGCTTTTCCACCTGATCTAGCCATAGCAAGTTCAATTTGATATACCACTATATTGTAAAGCATTTGTATGTTATCAAGTAGGTCAACCATAGATGTAGATTTACCTGTTGTATTTCCGTATATGCACCCAACATATGAAAGTGGTGTTTTACCTGGATCGTCTACACTTCTAACTTGATTGTCTCTACGTCTAGCGTTTACTAATATCTTACCACCTATCATAGTAGCTTCCCATATGTCGTCTACCCATTTTGTTTCTATAACATCACCCTTTCTTTTTCTGTATGTGTCTTTTACTAACTTTCTAAACGGTCTAGATGGGTTGTATTTATTTTCAGACACTTTAAATCTTAATGCACGAAGCGATTTCCATTCACAACTAACTACTCTAATACGATTATCTCTACCATGTGCTGCATCCACCCATTCAAAACTACTATTGTAGTTATCCATATCTCCTCCTACGTATAAATTACGCATTTTATCTAGTTCTATTAGATCATCTGTTGTTAAACTATCTTTATATTCATCATTTATTTCATTTACAGATAAATATCTTTCTTCACCTACCCAACCAGCATCATCTAAAAAGTCTGAATGAAAAGAATCATCATATACTATGTTTCTTGGATCTACCCTTCTAACATATGGGTCTCCATTTTGCACAGATACTTTGTAAAACTCTTTTCCTGTAACTAAAAGGTCTCTAAACCCTTCTTTCATTACATCTTTTAAATTATATCTGTTTGTTACATACTCTAAGCCATCTTGGGCTGTTTCTTCTACCATTTCTCGGTAGTTGTATTTCATGTATGTTTCTATATCTTCAGGAACTGGCATGCCTTGACCTTCCATCAAAACATCTATGTTCATTTTTTCTTGTATTTCTTTATGGAAATCTGACAACAAATCTCTCATAATTAAAGCTACCTTGTGATCGTGTTTTCTAAGTACAGCAGATTTGTTTACTGTTGTAACTTTAATATCCATGGGTCTTCTAAGTTCTTCTCCTATTAACAAATCAATTTTAGGAGTTATTATAGGATAATTTACCAATCTTGCAGGATAAGTTAAACCATATTGCTCTGTTATGTAAGAGTAATCACCCTGAGACAACTGTCCGTTGTATATTTGGTAATTTCTTATGTCTTTAGTCCTGTTTGAGTGATATTCACCACTTTCGTGCCCCATATATTGCGTGACAGCAAGTAAAACAGACCTACACCAATCTTCAGTCTTGTCCTTTTCTGCTACCACCATTGATGGCATTGATTTGTACGTTTTTTCCATTTCTAATTAATTTGTTGTGGTATTCCGTTGAATCCCATTTTATAATATCTCAATCCTATATCCACTAATTCTTCTTCTTTTGCTTTTACCTGCATTCTATAGTTGTCTATATTGTGAATTAAACACAAACCAAAAGCCATAGCTCGGTCAGTGTTTTGCAAACCGTAATTTGCTAATTCATCAATTAAATCTATAAACCAAATATCCTCTGCACTCTCTCTTAAGTAATCATCTATTAAATCTTCTAATAATGATTTTACTTGTTTGTTCATATGCACACCATATCTGTTTCTTGTTTTTGTTCCAGGGTTGTGTGCGCTCTCTGGTTTTTCTTTTAAATACTTTAAGGCATTCATTCTCTTAAAATAGTCTAAAATACCTATTTTTGTATATTCAACCAGCATTTTAGCGTTGTAATATACTGCAAGTTTTAAACACCCATCCCAAAAATCTTCTTTTTTGTCTGGTCTGTCTGTATATTCAGCAACTACGTAATCGCTTGACATGTCGGTATTTGCAAATCTACGATAAATTATTGCACTACCCAAAGATTCTGAAGCTCCAGCCTTGTCTTGATCATAAGAGTCAATGCCTCCTATATCTAAGTTTTTGTATTCTGGCTCTGGATGTGCTAGTATTTTATATGGACCATTTGGATGTGGTTTCCATTTTACTACTGGTTCTTCTACTCCTAATTCCCAATCAAGATACCCTCTTTGTATTTGACTTCTGTGATCTTTGCTTGACAATATTCTTGATCTTTGTGCGTTTAACAATGATATGTCAAATCTCGCAGAATGCGTGTTTAAAAACGCTTCTTCTATTGTGAGAGGGTAGTTTTGTATGTGTAGGTTGTAAGCTTCGTTATCTCCAGAGCTTTGTATGTCTTCTCTATCTGATATTAACTTAGCTTTTGCGCCCTCTTCATCTTCTTTGCCTGTTTGTATATCAAAAAAACCATAATAAGCTTTAGAGGCTGGTATAAATACAGGTATTAAGTTGTATGCATCTGCACTATAGTACATGTCCATAAAGTCTTTACTAGCTTTTGATATATCACCACCTGTTCCACCTACAATAGGTACTCCAAACTGCAAATCACCATCCATAAAACATGCTTTTGATGACATATAGGCGTTTTTAAGTTTCTTAAACTCTCCAGCCTCTTCAAATACCATAAGTGATACCCTTTCTCCTTTAAATACCTCTGGATTGTCCATGGTTCTACATATTATGGTTGATTGATAGCCTCCTATCTCCCATTTACCATCTTTATTCTTTTGTTTATAACCAGAACGCATAATACCATCAGTATCTTTTAGTACCGAGTGTTTAAAATTAGGGTGTATACCATTTAAACCCTTTTTTGTTTTGTCAAAGAACGCATCTGCCGTTGCTTGTAGTCCTGCTGCTACTCCAACGTCATTAAACGGGAAAAAAGTATACTCATGTGCTACAGCTCCAGAGTTCATGTAAGAAAAACCCTTGTCTCTGGCTTTTATTACAATCATTCCTTTACCTTCTGCTTTACATGTTTCTATAGTATCAAAATATTCATGATCCATAGCTCTATACCAAGGGTGTATTAGTGTTTTACGATTACCAGAAGTACCATCATTACCTAATATCTTGTAATAATTAAGATAAAAGTAATACTTGCCTGATATTTTCTTCATACCCTTTGGTTTGAAGCCGTCAATACACCTTTCAGTTTCTCTAGCCCAGTATTCTTGATATGCTACCGAATCTGGGTTAAGATCTGGGTGCCCATTATTAGGCACAGGTCTATATTTTTGCGGATCAAACTTTATTTTACCCATATTTTACTTTTTTCACCCTTCCTAGACCGTAAGGTCCTGTTTTTTGTTCTTTTGCTGCTAATGTTGCATGGTATCTTTCTCTTAAATCAACACCATGCATCCTCATTGCTATTTCATTATACTCATTTGCCCTATCCATTTCAACCGCTTTATATTTTTTCTTGTAACGGTCGTATAAATACTGCAATGTATACTTTGGTTGCTCAGCCATTAATCTAACTGTCTATAAAAAGACCTAGATACTGGTCTAGCTGGCATTTTACAACCATGAGCACAATTCCATTTACGCAAAGACTTATTAATTCTTGAATTAGGATCTCTTGCTGTTTTAGCTGAGGTTCGTCTCTTTTTCATTCCTTTCATTCTTGCGCAAAAAGACTTTCTACGCTTTGAAGCCTTAGAACCCTTTTTTAATTTAGAAGGTTTAGTCGTTACTGCAGTTTTTAATTTACTTCCTGGGTTTGCTCTTCTATATGATTCAACCCCTTTTTTGTTTAAACCGCCTGATGGACTTTTACCTTCCTTTCTTTGCCAAGCAGGTGTTGCCATTAGTCAAGCTGTTTGTAAGCTCCTCCCATTCCGTATCTCATCTTCATTCCTTTTTCAGCTTTTTGCATTGACATACCGTTTAACATTTTACCGCCACCAGCATAATTCATCATTTTGTTTTTCATACCCATTTTCATTCCTCCTGGAGCTTTATCTATTTTAACTTTTCCTCCCATCATCATGTAACCCATGTTATTTCTAACATCTGTTGGAAGTTTAGCTAAACCAGGATTCTTTTTTTTGTCAACTGGCTTTAACTTACCACCTTTTTTCATCATTTGTTTTTTACCACCGTGTTTCATTACTTGTTTTTTACCACCGTGTTTCATAATTTTTTTTCCGTGTTTCATTTTTCTAATTTTTAATTAATCGTGTTGTTTATAAAATTTACCTCCTTTCGTATACTTGCTTACACGTCCTTTTTTGTTTTTTTCTCTTGCAGCCGCACGTTTTTCGCCAGCTGATAATTGTGACCAAGTTTTTGGTGTATCTTTTGATATTTTTTTTGTAGGCCTAAAGGTGTTTTCACCTTTACTATAGTCTTTTTCACCAGATGGTGTTCTCCAATCTTCTTTGAACCATCTTTTAAGAGCTAAACCTTTTTTTGTTTTACGTACAGCCATATTAATCGTGTTGGAATATTGCTCGTCCGCATTTATCTTTAGAATATACAAACTTACCTCCTGCTTTGTATTTCATTCCTGACGATCCTTTCTTTTTACTTTTATTTCCCCAGTTGGCTGCTCCAACTTTTCTACATTTAGCCATAGCCCCGCTTCTATATGCTGAAGTCTTTGGACCATACCTACTTACTACTTTGTGATAACACGCATCTTTTGGCATAATTATATATTTTAATTCATTTCTTTAATTTCTTTTCTTCTTTCCAAGAAAGACAGTCCTTTATTACCAACTATCTTTTGTCTTTCTCCTCTCCTATCAATTGCGTCCAGTAGTGATTGTCTTGTTTTTAATATTTTTTCTACACCTATCATAAGTTTTTGTAACATTTCTGCATTTTCTTCATCTAAGTGCATTTTATCTATAAGGTTGGTAAACTGATTAATCTTATTGTTGAATGCAATAAGCTGTTCGTCAAGTGGATCAAACTGCAACTCATTGTATTTGTCTGCTGCTGCTTTTAGTGTTGCGTCATTACTCCCTTTCCAGTTGTATGTATCGTATAAATCTTTTGATACAGCTTTTATTCTTTCATTTTCACTATAGTGTCTATATGGGCTTTCGTAGTCGTAGACTAACGCAACCCATTTGAGGGCCGTAGGCCCGAACTTTTCCTTTCGGATAAGTGTATAAAACTCAGGTACGGCAGTTACGCCATCATCATCTTTGAATATATCGCCTTTTTTATTTAACTTAAGTAAATACATTATTTTTTATATTCTAATTTTAATTTGTACCTGTATCTATTTTTATCTATTGTTTTCCCTGTCTCATCTAAAATAGTTTCTATATAATAAAAAGGGTTATCCTCTATAATCCAATCAGTTTCTACTACTTTAAAATGATGTCTTTCTGCTCTTCTTTTAACCATGGCTTCTTCTTTTATCATTTCAGCTAAACAAGTATATATCTTTTCTAAATAATAGAAATCATCTTTTACATATATTTTGCCTGTATTTTCGTCTAGTTCTTTCATCTCTATTTTGACATTGAGTCTACAATAGCTGATCTTATACCCATCATACTATTCATTAATTTTTTAAAATAACTCTCTTCAACTACGTTATCTACATTATTAGAATCTGATAAAAAGGGAGCCATATTTTTTTTAAGCTCTAATTCTTCTCTTTTATTTTTTAGTGCTTTTACAGAATCTAAAGCCGCCTCACTTAAAGTAAATCCTTTTACATGTTTATCATATTTTTCTTTATCTCCAGCCCAATGATAGTCTGCCCACCACGTAGACCTGTCTTTTGTTCCGTCCCATAACTCGCTAAAATTTGACCTTGGATGATTTCTGTGATAAGCTAAAAAAAGCATTTTTTGTTGATCTTCTGATAGCTTGCTAGCGTCTACACTTTTTTTACCCTCCCATATTTTATTTAACCATTGTGGTCTTTTTATACCTTCTGCCGCTAATATTTGAGCCAGATAATTAGAGGCCATATTTCCTCCTGCATTTTCATGTGACTCAAACATAAATAAACCCTTTCCCGTTCCGTCTTGCGTCCATTTACCGTCTACAAACCTCCATTGTTTAGCATCTGGTTTCATTCTTTGATCTGGCAGTCCTGGTGCTACAGGTCCAGTCTCATGATAAGCTATATACTCCATAAGATCTTTGTATTCTTGTGGTGTACCTCCTTTATCTCTTATGATTATTTGGAGTAATTCTTCTAGCGTAATTTCTTCTTCCATTAGAAACGTCCTCCTTTAGTATAGTTACGTTTCTTGTTTGGCTTAGTGTGTGTATATCCTTTTTCGCTCATTCTGTTATGATCTTCAACTTTATTAGCTTTATATGCTTTTCCTGTTTTTGGATCATACATCATGTGAGGCTTAAACTTTCCGCCTTTTTGCATTTGATTTGCTCTTTTTCTCATAGCATTAGCAGTTAAAGCTGACATTTCATTTAATGCTATAGCTTCATTAGCTCTTTGAGATAAAATACCACCCATGTTGTAGTTAGGCATTTTCATACCTTGTGCTGCATAATCTAATTCTTCTTCTACGTTAGGTGTAATAAAAGGATTTTCTTTTGGAGAAACAAAATCTCCCTCTTTTAATTTATTTTTTTGTTTTCTTTGCAGTTGTGCTAATCTTTGACTTAAACCTGGCGCACCTTGTATGTTAGCAGGCGCAGCTGCTGTTGGCTCCATTGCCTCTCTTCTTAGCTCTTTTATTTGATTTACACCAAAGTCTAAACTTTCAGAGCCACCTCCTCCACTTAATAATCCTTGTAATATATCTCCAATAGGATTTGTTAGAGTTTCAAACACGTCCATAGCACCAAAACCTACATCCTGTACTAAATTAAGTCCTCCTTGTATTCCCTGGTCTACTAAATTTAAAAAACCTCCAGCTATTGGATCAATAACATTTGCCGCTCCTTGTACTACAGGTTCTATTACGTCGCCAGCTGCATCTAACACTGGACTTATCACAGGCGCCACTACATCCATTCCTGCTTGACCGACATTACTTACCGTTTGTCCCGTAGTGTCAATAACATCAGTAGCTAAATTTCCAGCAGTTGATATAGCTTGATTAACCGCACTTCCAGCTGTATTAACAACAGGGCTTACTACGTTTGACACAACAGGATCTATTACAGAACCTGCTGCATTAAAAACTGGAGTAAATACAGTACTAACAACATCTGAAATTGCTGAAAGCGGGTTTCCATAGTATTCAGGTAAGCCTGTATATGGATTTATAGTGCCAGCACCACCCATAGCCTTAAGCATTTTTTCTTCTTGAGGTGTAACATGAGCAAGTCTAGTGTCTCCAAATCTACCTAAATTAGATATTTTCTGTAATTCTTTTGGCGTAAGCTTGTTTTTACCTCCTTCTTCAAACATAGGGAACTGTCTAATCATTCTATTACTAATATAAGGAGCTAACATATTCATTTGCTGCATAACCCCACCCTTATTAAAACTAGTTACGTTTTTACCTAAGTAAGGATTAAACCTTATTAATGGGTTTGGGTCTTGATTACCTTCTAATGGCTCAGAACCTCCACCTGCTCCTCCACCACCTGCTCGTAGATCTATTGATATTTGATTCAATGCCCCTGATAACCCTTTTAAATTGTTATCCATTGTATTTTGAAGACTTGTCATAGGCAGTGTTGCTATATCAGGAGTGAATCCTAAATTTGAACCACCTAAACCTGTACCGCCTAGACCTGTACCTCCTAGACCTGTACTGAGTGGAATATTTATTGAAGGATTAATTGCTGGTTGATCTGTATCAGCCACTGAAGCTGGTAGAGTTGGTAGTGGGGGCGTATTTATAGCAGCCATAGTATAATTTTTTTATTTATTTACAAAGATAAAAAAAATATTTTATGTTTGTGAGAAAGGGAGGCTATATGCTTACTTCCCCCCTCGCCTCTCTATTTTTTTACTACCGTACCCCTTTTTTTACTTTTCTATTTTTTTTACAGACTTTTTTATTGACAGTATATTTATTTATACATCTTAATTATCAATCTTAAACTATATTATCATGGACTACTTATTCGGAATCATTCTAATCTTTATCGTAACTATCACTAAGACTCTTGCTGTTGGTGTTGGTATTTTTATTCTGTACAAATTGTATCACAGATACATTGTTAACGACAGAATAATAGAACTTGCTAAAGAAAACAACAAGAAAATGCAAGATTATATGAACAATTTTACTAAGAAAGGGGACAAATAGTCTCCTTTTTTTTGTTTTTTATACAATAAATACTAAATATTGCGTATTTATGTGACAATAAGATGTAGTCTAAAAACCCTAATATTACACTAATATTTACTATATTAATGCTAGTAAACTACTTAAGTTATTGATAATCAATCAGTTATTGTTTTTATATTAGTTATAAATAATATATAATATACTTGTAATTATATTTAGCTGATTAAACTAATAACTAACTATTATGTGTGCGAAGTTATACAATTTATTTTACATTGTCAAGTATCGTACACATTTTTTTATCAAATAATTATTCACTATATATATTTAGCTGACTAATTTTTTCAACTTAATAATTGATAATAATATATTAACTAAAACAAATACTATGGAAACAATAGGAATCAAGTGTTCATGTGGCAATGAACATGCATTTATTCTGTCACAAAGATTGGCAGAATGTACACAGTGTCAAACTGTACACAG